TTATTTTACTTTTAAAAAATTCTTTATTTCGTTAAGTGTTTTAAAACCATTTACTAATTTCCCCCATACCGAATTATCTTTTAAAAATTTTTCCCCTTTTTCAGTAATAATCGCACCAGTGGTTTCGAATTGACCACTGTAATAAAAATTACTGTTCCGTACATAGCCCAGTTTCTCTAACGAAATTGTAATATTACAGAAATCATCTTTTTCTATATCAAAATCTTTTGCGTAAAAACTGTTTTCACCATCTGACATTTTTTTTAAAATTATATAACGTAATTTTTTCTGCTGTTTCAAATTTAAAGACATTTACAATTACCTCTCTTCTTTTTTAATAATTTTAGCACAAAAAAAGCCCCACCCAATTAAGAGTGAGGCTTTTAATCATATATAAACACCCCTACTTCATCTAAATTGAGTAGGGACGTACTCATAACAATTCTTTTTTGTAATGAGATTACATTTTTTCGGAGGAACCTCCGAATGCAGTGTTATGCAAACTTCATCAATCTATGCTTGGTTATCGCAGATCACACCGAGGGTTGTGTGCAGATATATGAAGTTGTCTGCTTGTGTAAAATTTATAAGTTTTGGTCCATTAGCCTAACCCTCTATGCATCTTATTACCTGCATTAGCGACACCACGGACCACAGCAGCCCGGTAAGAAAGCAAAAATTTTGCCAAATTATCACCCCTTACAAATAGTATTATACATTAGTAATTCAAAAAAACATAAAAAATTCATTGCATAAAATTCTTTATGTCCATTATTTGATTCTTAAATTCTCATTGACATAAATCAAATTTACATTTTTGAGTGAATTAAGATTTTTAATCTTGGCCGCCGTTGTTCCATATTTGCCAGCAATCTTTGAAACAGTATCACCAGATTTGACTTTGTAGTACGTTTTTGAAGTTGATGTTGCGGATCCGCTAACTTTTAATTTCTGGCCAGGATAAATCGTATTATAAATGCTTTTACCATTCAGGCTAGCTAAAGTGTACATTGAAATACCGTACTTCTTAGCAATTGCCCACCAGGAATCACCGGATCTAACCGTATAAGTCTTAGCACTTGTAGCTGATGTTTTAGCAGATTTAGTGTTTTTAGCAGCAGATTTAGAAACATTATTCTTCAATGTCCCATTGATCTTTAAAATATCACCTGGATGGATAACTGAACTGATCGTTTTCCCATTCAGTTCGGCTAGCTGATACATATCAAGGCCAACCGTATTGGCAATCTTCCACCAGCTGTCGCCTGATTTAACAGTATACGTTTTAGTTGTCGTATTACTATTTTTTGCTTGTGTAGGTTTAACTGGTGTATTAATCTTAACTCCGCCTTTGCTGATAAATCCAACTAGGTCAGTATCTGCATCAATTGAAAGATTGTACCAGCAATCGCCATATTGCCACATTGCAACATATTTCATCGATGGAAAATAGTTAAAATCAGGTTCTGTCTGTGAATTAAGTGTCTTATATGAGGCAACCCATAAGCATGTTCCAAAATCCTTCCCAATCTCATCAATGTTAACATTTGTCTTCATATAGTAAGCACCGGAATACAAGGCAGGCTTATATCCAGCTTCTTTGATTGCTTGCATGAAAGCTTTAATAGCTGCTGTGTTAGCTTCTTTATTAGAGCTTGCCCCAGCCTCGTAATCTAAAGCAATTGTGGACCCCTGCTTTAAACCAAATTTTTGAGCATCAGAAACAGCTAAACCTGCCATATGTTTAGCTGAAGCCTGATCAGCACCAAACTGTCCCCAGAAATACCCAGCAACATTTAATCCAGATTGAGCAGAATTAGCAAGCTGAGCTGAAGCCTTGGGGTTCTGATAGTGTGTGCCCTCGCCGCCGCCAGATCCGCCAAGTTTTACGATTGAGAAAGTTGCACCGAGGTTCTTTAAGCCAGCAAAATATTCTTGTGTGCTGTCTTGATAATTAGCAACATCTACACCTTTCGTATAGCTACTTGCACTAACACTTGTCGCAAACAAAAAAGCAGCTGCAAAAGCAGTTGCTCCTAAAACAATTTTTTGATGCTTCAAAATAAAACCCCCTATTCAGTTTTAACCGTCCCTACGATGTTTCCATCTTTATCAATCACGGATCCAAGTGAAGTAGTATGTGTATCAGATGAACCTGTATCAGTAGTTACGGCACTAGCAACTTTCTCAACTGTTTTTTGAGTTGCGTCAACTTTGGATTTAGTATCTTCTACTTTAGTTTTCAACTTCTGAACTTCATCAGTTAGCTGTTCAACAGTACTTGAGATGCCTTCTGTAGCAGATGTAATCTTAGTGCTGTCAAGGCTTTCACCAGTTTGCACGATGATTTTGTTGTTTACCAAATTCCCGATAAAAACGATTAATGCTCCGACTGATGACACCAGAATAGCAATATCTGCCGCCGAAATATCAATCTTTAACACAAGTTTGGCATAAACTAAAACGCCGATCAGTAAGATACTGACCAGTGATACCCAAAAGTTTACTTTTTTGTAATTTGCTAACCACAATGCTTTTACTTCTTTTAAGAAATCTTTCATATTATTTTCCCCTTAAATTTTTGATTGGCAATTCATGCACTTTTTCATAAAGTAATTTACCTGTTCCGTTTCCTTTTAAGGCTTGATAAGGCTTGTAAAGATAATCTAAGTCTTCTAAATCATCAGACGTAACCCAGCCACGTTCAAGATATGAGTTGCATGACTGAAATATCTCATGATGCTCTAAGCCTTTCATAGCCCTTTTTAGTAAATTAAGCTGGGCTTCTTGCTCGACATAATGCTTTTTTCGTGCTTCCAGTTCTGCCTTCTTTTTTGAGTTTCGCCGTTTAAAATAGCCCACAATGGCTGATATACCGCCAATGCGAGCAAATAGGCTTAAATAATCCATCCATTTGTCTTTGATTTTTACCACCTACTTTTAACTAAAAGCACTTAGTCGGCTGAACTGACGCTTGTTTTAGCTGCTTTAATTTCAGTCTCTTGTTCTGCTGTAATCCAGTTAATCGAGACGAACAAGTCTAAATTTTCGTCTGTATAAAGTCCCATAATATAATACTGTTTAATCAATGAATACCACATATTTAATTACCTGCTTTCTGTAGTTGTCCGATTTGTAATAACAAGTTTGCATTAAAAGCTGCTTGCGATTCTTGTGATTTCTGTAAAGTCGCAATCTGTAAGACTAAATTAGCTTGTGTTTTCGCGTTATCATCAGGTACTATAGCTTGATTTGCAGTTTCTTTTTTTTGTGCATCAATCCAAGCAGCTTGTGATTCTCCATTCCAAACACCCGTTGATACGTCATACACTGGATTAATTAATCCATCTGGTGCTGTAGCTGTTGTGTTTTCTGGTTGTTCAACTGCTCTCACTGCGCGAATATATGCGCCAGTATCTTTGTCATATTCATAAAACCAATTCATGTTATAGCCTCCTAGCTAGGTGCGTCGTCTTTTGTGTACCACACTGCTTGTCCGAAGTATGAACCCGCAGCCACTAAGTCTGCGTCACGGGTAATTATATCGCCAGCACCAGCTTGAAATGTGATAACTGCCGTCTTACCCTGAGTTGCATTTTCCAAAATGGTATTAATTTCGTAATATCCATTCGAAAAACCTGCTGGTATTTTACCTAATGAAGTCCAGGGCGCAACTGCTTTTATCGAGCCGCCATAGAAATCGGCAATAACAATATTCCCAATCCGTTTAAATTGAATAACCTGTCCGTTTGCAGCAGTTATCTGGCTTTCATACACCTGTGTGATATCTGTTTTAGTTGCAAGATTTGTCGGCCAATCCAGGATACCAGCTTTTTGTGTTTGCGGATATACAGTAGTGCCCGAGCCATCTTGGATAGTTCCAATATATGCCATATTTTACACGTCCTTTACTTTTACTAGAGTTATTACAGTTAAATTATTCAACTTAACTTTATCTGTGCTACTCATTAATCCATTCGCTGTAGTAGTCGCTACGGCGGTAGTAGATGAACCCGCGGGACCTTGTGCCCCTGTATCTCCTTTAGGTCCTGTGGCCCCTGTATCTCCTTTAGGTCCTGTGGCCCCCGTATCTCCTTTAGGTCCTGTCGGCCCTGCAATGCTCTGAGTGTAAGCCCAGCTGGCTACTGTAGCAGCACCGCCAACCACACACCGGTATACATTTGAGGTGCTGGTGTTCAGGTACATATCTCCAGCAAGTGCGGAGGCTATACCTGAACCCGTAAATACCGTCCCGTTTGTTGAAGTGCCTGTAACTGCTGTGCCCGTATACCATTGCGAGCCTCGTTGGCCGGTATCCCCTTTTGCCCCGGTGGAACCTGTCCCGCCGTGAGCTGCTATATAATCATCAATTCCGACTATAGCCTCCGGGTGTGTTTGTGGGTATATCTGTTCTGTGCCTGAACCGTCCGCTGTCGGGACCATCAATTTTTGAATTGAAGTCATTAAATATCACTCACTTTCACTATTCTTATTTTTGAAACATCTTGAATTTTTAAGCCTGGGTCCCCTGTGAAAACATCTTCTACAGTAGCAACTTTTGCGTACCTCATAGGGCTGCTGGTTTGTGTTAAATTAAGAAGTCTTAGGGTTTGAATTTCTTGAACGTCGGTAACATAGAGCATGGTAGCTGTAGATAGTTGCAAAGCGTCGATTCTTGATTTCAGAGTCGTATATACCACGCCATTAACATCAATTCGGGCATTCTTAACCTCGCTATCCTGGGTTGCTCCGTCTAGAGTGTCTTGCCACTCCTTGGATAGCTTATCGGCAAGTGCTTGCAATGCAAGGGCAATAACCCTGTCGTCATACACATCGCTACTGGTCTGTTCGGCTAACCTCGCTAAAGCCTCTCGGACATCTACACCATACATCTTTTCGCGCAGCCACTTAGCTAATTTTTTGTTAGCGTCGGAAACCTTACTTTGGTCTATAGTATCGGGCTCGTTGATAGCTGTCAGGTCCCTATATTCTACTGTCATACTTACACCCTCTTTCATTTAAGATATTGCGTTTTAAATCGATCACTCGGTGCGGTACTAATATCAACATTGCCAGAGATTCCACCTATGTTCCCAACCGAGGTATACTGCCATAAATCATATGGGTGCGTAGGTGGTGTACTTCCGGCTACTGTCCCATCGTTCTTACCATAGCTTGGTATCATGATTGAGCCGAACTGTGAAACATCAATATTAAATGTATCGTATAAGTGGTTTGCAATGTACGCTACTAACCTAGTATTTGAAACCCCCAAGGCATTCATCTTTGATACCCACGCTGTTGCTGCACTTCTTGCAGTCCCACTCGTAACAGTTGATTCTTCAATATCAATCATATAGAATACTGGGCCTGTACCACTGCCAACTGCTGTTTTGGTACGATTATAAAAATCTAATGCTTCCTGTTGCGCATCAGTGTCAGATACATAACGTGCATAGGCATAAACTGCATATTTAACTCCTGCAGCCTGTGCTCGAGCAATATTTTGCTGATAGTATTTATCGGCTCGATTAGAACCATATTGAACTCGAATTATAACCAAAGAGACATCATCGTTTTTTAGTGCATTAAAATCTATATCTGTTTGAAATTCCGAAACGTCAATTATTTTCCCAACGTGAATATCATCATTACCTTGAGTATCTTGTAATTCTTTAATTTGTTCTTGAAGCTTTTTTATTTCATCAGGTACGGAGGTAAAATTATTAATTATTTTACTTGTTTCAAGCAAGTTTTGATTTAAGTTGATTATTTTACTTTGTTGTGCATTGACTCTTTTATTTAAAATACTAATCTCGTCAGCTGCTTTTTGATTTTCTAGCTGATATCGACTTAGACTAACCGTTGAATCTCCAATAGTTAAACTACTAGTCTGTGGTTTAGTAAAATCAATATCTTTTTGAATCACTCTTAAATACTGCTGTTTAGCCACCAAATCATTTGCAAAACGATATCTATCAGACACCTTAAAACTTTCAAATCGACTATTCAGTAATTCAACCGCTTCAATACTCCATGTTTCAGTAGCTGCCTTTTGGCTAGCTATCCAAGCTTTTGCTTTAGTTAGCAAAATACTCGCATCGTTAACATCTTCCCAAGTTTGAGTTCCGTTGATAATACCAAATTCATTTTGTGAATCTGGAATATCTAGATAGTCTTTTCCATTATTGACACTAGCAATCGTTACCCTTGGATATGCTGCCGAAGTGTTATTCTCATCGGTTGATTCAATAGTTGACCCTAACGGTACCAGTCTAGTAATGATCGACGTTGGATCAATCTCAACACTTGATGATTTAAGATTTTTACCTAACAAAATAGGAGTGTCATTTTGATGATCACTCCCAGGGTTTTGTAAATAATCTAAATAATTACCGTCTGATTCAATTCTTAATACCAGGTAGCCGCCAAGACGATCCATCAATTTATCTTTAATCGTGTCATAAGTCGTTTCATACTCGACATAGCGATAGACATTATCAGTTGAGTTAGTGACATCAACTTGTCCAACTTTGAATTGTTTATAACTTGGTACTTGCGAATTATGAACATCAATTAAATCACTAAAAAACTGTGCCGGTGTGGTATTATGAACTTCTTTAAATCGCTGAACAGAATCAAGCAAGTAGCTTTTTATTGATTCAAAAGTAAATGTCTGTTGAAATAATCCACTACTATTCATAGCCTTTTTAGGTTTCAACGCTCGACCGCGAAAAATTAACTTGCTGTCTTGTAAAATATTAATGTGCGTCTGAAACGGCTCAACTTTACCGAACAACGAGTTTTTGATATTCACTGTTAATTCAGCATTATCAATTCCAGATTCAACCAGAGTCAGCTTTCCAGCCGACAACAGTTTATTCATACTTAAATCAAAAATAACCTTACCAACATTGTCAGTAGGGTTATCAAATGCAACGATTCGATACATCAAATCATCACCTCTTTGTAAAATTCAAAATTAATCGTTCCTGACCCGTTTAAAATTAATTTGTTTTCTCCGACTGCGAGTGTTAATTGCGTATCAGTGTATGTTCCAGCAGTTAATGTCATAGAACCAAAATCACCAGTTATTGAAACAGTACCAGTTACTACTATCTTGGTCTCTCCAGTATGACTTCCGATATTAATCAAATTAATATTTTGAGTACCATTGACAGTGAAACTAGTATCTTGAAACACCCAATTTGGAAAAAATACATCGTCCCAAATGTCCGAGCCTTCTACATTGTTTCCAATAGCAAATGGATAGCAGCTAAAAATAACAGTTGCTGTTAAAGATTGGTAATTAGCATCGTCAGTAACCGTTACTGATTTACATTTACCAAGCCAATGAAGCCCAGGTTCATGAGAGTCAAACAAGGCTTGAGTACCTAAAGGCATCAGCATTCGTTTGATTTCATTTTCAATAATTTTTCGATCATCGTATTTATTATTGATATTTTTAAACTGATAAGTAATTTCACGATTATCAAAATAGCGATCACCATCTAAAGTTGAAAAGTCAAGTACACCTTGTGAGTATGGAATAGTTTCCATTACTTCTTTTTCGTTTGGAGTTGGAGCTGATCTATCAACTAACCACCAACCTTTTTGAGCTGAATCAAATGAGCCAAAAACGATCCGTTCAACTGGTTGAGCTTGATTATCTATTGAATTAGCTAAAGTATCCGAAAAACTATATTGACTCATTAACTCCACCTCGCAGTATTTTGAACATTTTGACCTAAAGCATCATCAATCTTTCCAGCTATTTTTCCAACTAACGTCCCATCATCAAGAACGATGAATTGACTCTTATTAACTAATGCTTTTAATAGCTGATTAGTATTTTCTAGTGCCAGTTGATTCTCAGCTTGTTGACCAACAATACTTTGGCTTAAAACTGAACTTCCATTAAACTTGAAATTTAGCGGATTTCCATTGACAGAATCTCTAATATTTTGAATCATTGACCCCATGGCATTAACCGCAGTGCCTTGGTAATCAGTAATACCGGTTGCAACACCTAAACTTAAATATTTACCAACTTCATCACGTAAAAGTCTTGATGGCGAGTGAATTTTAGCTGCTTTTTTTGCTTCAGCATTAACTTTTGATACCAAGCTAGCCATAGCTGCTACTGCCGAACCAGTGTTTGACCTAATTCCAGATGCAACCCCCGCTGCCATTTGAGCGCCGACCGAATGAAATGAAATACCACTAGCACCACTTTTAGCAGCACTAGCCAAAGCTTTTCCAGCAGACCTAGCTGAACCAGTTTTAGACCTAACACCCGAAGCATACGAGCTTCCAGCTGAACTACCAGCTGAATGATACGAACTTTTTTTTGAGCTAGCTCCTGACTTACCGGCGCTAGCTAACGATTTACCAGCCGATTTAGCTTTACCGGAATTAGATTTAACGCCACTTGAATATGAGCTACTGTTGGATTTACCAGCACTTGAATATGAACTTTTTGAACTCTTAGCACCATCTGCTCCAGCTTTAGCCACTGCTTTACCAGCTGTCTTAGCTTTTCCTTTTGAGCTTTTAGTTCCACTCGCATAAGCATCCCCATTAGATTTACCAGCTTCTTTGTGTTTCGAAGTGTCTTTGGCTCCTGATGATGATTGATCAGCTAAATATTTACCAGCACCTTTAAAGTTTCCTGATTTTAAAGCATTGATGAAACTTGTTTTTCCTTTATCACCTTGTTTAAACATCCCAGGTGGCAAAGTATTTAATCCATCCGTTCCATCTTTTGCAATAGCTGCTGCTATTTGTGCAGTTGTTGCTTTACCAGTTGATAAAGCTTGAACTAAATTAGTAACACCTTTAGTTCCTGATTGTTGAAGCATTAACGCAAAGGCTTGCATCTGCTGACCAGTGTTATTGTTCATTTGCATGAATGATAAGAACATAGCTTGTAATTGCTGTGTTGTTACATTCCCCATACTCTTTAAGCCATTGGACCAAGTAGTAAATGTAAGTTTTGACCCATTAGCAATTGCTAAATTCATTTGTGTTCCGAATTGTTGCTGTTGAGCTAGCAATTGTTGGTTTTGAGTTTGCTGTTGAACTAACTCTTGTTCTAATTGAGCTTTAACAGTTTGGTCTTGAGTTTGAGCAATCTGTGTTTTAAGCTGTTTAATTTTATCTTCGCCAGTTTGAACTTGTTGTGCTCTTAACTGATAATTAGATTGTAAAGTGGTAATCGTCGCTTGCTGTTCAGTTTGACTAAGTTTCTGACCGTTTTGAATTCGTGATAATTCGGCTTGAGTGAAAATCTGATTTTGTTCAATCAATTTTTGTTTGATCAAGTTATTTTGTTGAGTCAAAATATTAACTTGGTCTTGAGTCATTGCAGTCCCATCACTAAAACGTTTCGCTTTTAATTGCCGATCTAAATCTTGTGTAATATTAACTAGATTTTGACTATTTTTACTTGTCGCATTAGCTAATTTCTGATTAGCTTCATTAACGGCTTGCACACGTGCTGAACCAGTTTCTTTTTCAGCATTAACCATTGCTGTTTTATAATTGTTAGAAGCTGTTTGAGCATTCTTTTGATAATCATCTAACGTTTTATTAACATCAGTTAAAAACGTCTTAGTTTTAGCGGAAACACCATCAGTATTGATTAAATCAGATAACTTAGTTTTAGAACTATCAAAATCTGATTTCATCTGTTTAGCAGCATTACCAACTTCTTTAACTGAAGTAGCAGCTACTTTAACTTGCTTGCTAGATGTCTCTGATGATTTTCCGAGTTGACTAAACGCATCATAACCAGTTTTACCGGCATCAACAAAAGCATCTCCCATATCGACAACTGAATCTTTAGCACCATCAATTGATTTTTTAGCTTTGTCAAAAGCCGCACTACCATCTTTCCCGCCAGGTATCATTTTTTCAATGAAACCTTCCATCGCATATCCTGCAGCCATTGCTGTGTTGGCGATAGCACCCAATGCATCAACAACTAACCTTAAAGCTGTTGCTAAAGCAATGGTTGCAATTACAATCGCACTGATAGCTGATGCACCAACTATTACTAAAATGCCTTCTAGTAATTTACCAATAGGCTTTAACGCGTTCCCAATAGCATCAATCGATGGACGCATGGAAGTAAACATTGACTTAATACCGCTAATTGCGGTTACTACTACACCTCGAATGTTTAAGAAGTTAGTCGACCAAGCGGCATATATTGCAGTGGCAACAACCGCAACAGCAGCCGCAACTATCACTAAAGCACCCAATGAAGCACCTAAACCCGCTGCAGCAGTAGCTCCTGACATCATACTCGAACTTAATCCTTCAGCACCTCGACCAACAGTACCAAGTGCTGTACCATCTTTCATAACAGTATTAGTTAAAGCCGCGATTGTTTCATCACTAGCACCAGCTGTGCTAAGTAATTTATAAAATACTTGATTAATTGAAGTAGCACTATTTTTAAAGGCATTAATTGCTATTTGCGGATTAGTGAATGCTGAAGCTAAAGCAGAACCAGTTGATTTTGCCTTTCCTGGTAAGCCAGTTAAAGCTGTTCCAATTCCTTTTAACGTATTTGCAAAAATAGCTCCACCTTGTTCACTCATTAAGGCATTATTGAAAGAGTTTAAATTAACAACTCCAGATTTAAGCGCAGAGCCAAAAGTTTTGAATGTTCCACTAGTAAAACTAAAAGCCGTTTTACCAGCTGAACCAGTCATGATTAACCCGCGTTGAACTAAACTTAAATCAGCTTGCATAGTTTCAAGCATAGTAACTGTTTTTGCACCACCAGCGCCAATACCTTTAAAAGCTTCTAAAGCTACTAGACTTGGTAAAACAACTTTTAACGCACTACCAACCGTTGTTAGTGATGGCGCTAGTTTTAGGAAACTGCTTGCTAATTCAATTGCTTTTTGAGTATTTTGTTGAATTTCAGTTCTGTTCTTTTTCAGATAATCAGTAAATTCAGCCACTTTCTTTGAAGCAGCATCAACACCAGATTTTAGCGTTCCACTAAATGTTTCTTCGATAACAATTGATAAAGATTCTAAAGCACCAAAGAACTGTTCTACTGAACTAGCTAAGTCATTTTGCATGGTTTTAGCCATTTTAGCAGCAGCACCATCTGAATTTTTTAGCTGACCGGTAAGCTTTTGTAATTCACCACTTTGGGCATTCAATAGAACGTTCATTGCACGTCCACCTTGAACACCGTAAATTTCAGATAAGTAATATTGTTTTTGCTTATCAGTCATACCAGATAGTTTAGATTTAAGTTCATCTACTTGGGTAGCTAAAGGCTTCATCTTACCAGCTGAATCATAAGCACTGAACCCGATTTTAGCCATTGCATCTTTAGCTTCACCACTTGGATTTTGTAACTTAGTTAAAGCCATGCCTAAGTTTGAACCGGCTTGTGTTCCCTTAATGCCCGCATTACTTAAAATACCAATAGCAGCTGATGTTTCTTCTAAACTCAAACCGGCGCTATGGGCTTGTGGAGCTACCATTTTCAAAGCTTCACCCATGTCTGAAGCTTCAGCATTGGTTTTAGCCGCTGCTTCAGCAAAAACATCAGCCACATGACCCGAATCACTTGCTGATAGACCAAATCCACGTAAAGCAGTAGCTGCATCTTCAGCAGCTTCTCCAACATTCCCACCAGAAACAGCGGCTAAGTTCATAACACCTGGAATAGCTGACATGATTTGCTTGCTATCAAACCCAGCTGATGCTAAGCTTTCCATACCTTCAGCAGCTTGTTTAGCACTAAAAGCAGTCTTGGCACCTAAAGTAATTGCTTCATCATTTAAGCCTTTCAATTGTGTTTTAGATGCTCCAGAAATAGCACCCACTCGGCTCATTTGATGTTCAAAAGTAGCACCCGTTTTTAAACTAGCTGCAGTCATTGCCGCTAAAGCAACCGTACCAACTTTAAGTCCAGTCGATACCAGTTTAGAGGATTTATTAACTGCATCAGTTGAACTCATTGAACTATTTTTCATCGAAGTATTAAATTGCTTATATTGTGCTTCAGCTTCTTTAAATGCCGCAATAAATTGGCCAACGCTAGCCGTCAGGACCGCCTTAGTTGTATATTCGTCCATTTTTATCCTCCTTTCAATTTGTGATATTCCTGAACTCGTTTAGCAATACGAACTAAAGTCGGATTCATATTTTCTTCTCGCTGAGTTGGATTATAAACATCATCGAGTGTTTTTTGATAGTCAAAAAAGTCTTTGAAGTTCTTGAAGGGTGATTTTCCATCTTTATCAACGCTTTGCGCAATCATGATTGACCACGCTAAATCACGTCTAGCAGCTACTTCATCAATTTGAGACAAATTAAAAGCAAGCATTCTAGTTGAATACTCGCCAATTGTCATTTCATTGATTTCTTTTAACGACCCTATTTTTAAATATCTAAAGCAATTTAGAACTATTTCTCTGTAGGTTTCGATAGATGTCCTTTTGCTTCTTCCTGGACTTTCTTCGCCATTTCTGCCAATGTCTTTTTGTAGTTCGAAATTAAAGGTTTCGTCTGTCGTTGAGTTTCTAATTCTTTGACAAATTTGTCGAAAAAATCAGTAAATGCCTTCACGGTAGGTAAACTATCAACCCATTCATCAAAGTCTTCTTCAGTCAAATCAATTTGAGTATTTAATGCCGCATGGAGTGCTTGATAAAGTGGATAAGGATTTGGAGTTTGTAATTTAACATAAATAGTATTTACCCCCGTACCAAATTCAATATCCATGACTTCACTTTTAAAAATCTCATCTAATTCTTTGATAAATCCGATTCCAAAATGTAACTTATAACGTTGACCTTTTAAGTTAATATCCATAATCTAGACCACCTTTTTAATTTTTTATAAAAGAAAAAGTGCGGAATCGAACCGCACTTCCCCAGATTAGCCATTGCTTTGATCAGCAGTAACCTTAGTAGTATCAGCGAAAGCATATTGGATTTCGTTTTGTTGATCCGCTGTCACTGTTGCTGTTCCATCAACTGGTAATTGATCAATATTCATGGTTGTTTTAATTGTTGTTAATTTGCCAACTTCAGCCGGAACTTCCCAAGACTGCAAGTAACCTTGGCCATACTTAGCGCCATATTTCCCATCGGCTTGTTTATCAGCTAAATTAATATCCCAAACTTCTAATAGTTTAGAATTCTTAGCAGCATCTTCTAAAAATTTGTTAACGTCATCAAGACTGGCAACTGCTTCAATATCCAATGTTACAGATGTTGTTGCTGGCGAATTAATAGTTCCGTCCTTGGTTTCTGTTGAATCAGACTTAGAATCATATTTCCAACTATGTTGTGTTTGCAAAGCTAACTTAGTAGCCCCAGCTGTTGCTCGTTGTTCGTATAAACGAAACATTAAAATTTTATCTTTACCATAAATAGGTGTTGCTCCCATAAAACATCTCTCCTTTATTAATTTGCATATTGCAATTCAAGTTCTAAAATCCCATGCCAAAGTACATCTGCTGAAGAATTATCAAGTATAATTTGCGGTTTTGAACTAGCAAACCCAACACGGTAAGCATCAGCAGTATCAAGTCTTTTAGCCTTATCAGCTAAAGCAGCCATCATATCTGTTATTTGTTTCCGATTGTTTTTTGCACCATACAAATGAACCGTTAAAACAGATGTTCCAACTTGATGAATTAACGATTTAATATTTGTAGGCTCGCCAAATTGTTCACCAAAATAAACAAATGGATAAGTAGCATCATCTGGTAAATAGTTATATGTTGAATAACCTAGAGCTAAACTCTCTTTAAACATCTCATCATAAATAGCTTGATTAGGTTCTTTACTCATTTTCTATTCGCCAACTTTCCTATTTCAGTTTCAAAAATAGTTCTTTGAGCATAATAAGCCGGTCGAATATGTGGTTTACCAGGTTGAAAACGAGTTCCATATTCCTGATATGGATCATAATTAGCATCTCCACTGACAGTAGCAGTAAATTCAAGACCACTAATTACAAAATTCAAATGAATTTGACGCTTTAAAAAACCAGTATCAACTGGGGCTAATTGTTGTGCTCTTTGTTGCATTTGCATACCATTGCTTTTAGTAACTTCAATAGCTTTAGCAGCAACTTTGGTTTTAGCATTAAAGAAACTCATTAACCCCTCGCCGCCACTAAGTATTACTCCCATTTGAATCACCCCTTAACGTTAAAATCTGACGTCTTCCTACCGTTTTAGACAGTTCAAAAGTATACTTGCTATTATTTACTAGGCAATAATCAAAAGTCGCTGTAACAGGCTGTTTGAGGTGAATAACAAGGTCTGTTGTTTTTAAGTCACCAATAATCAAAGCCGATTTAGCCATTGAAGGTTGAACCACATGACAAAACATTGTAGTCTTTTGAGTTCCACCATCTACATCTTGACCTGTGTCTGGATCATAATGACTAGCTATTTTTTTAACAAACGTAATAGTATCTGTATATCTCATCAATACATCACGAACTTTCCAGTGGCATTACCATCATTTTTATTAGCAATCCAATCAGCAATATCATTAGCAAACGGAGCTAAATCATCAGTTTCATACGTAGCACTAACTTCTGATTCGCTTGCTGACTTCTTGCCCTCATCATTGATTCGATTGAACCTTGATATACTTGCTTCAACTACGATATATCCAAGTTCATCAGGCACATCCTCTGAAACTTTTTTACCAATTTTTGACTTCAAACGTGCTGAAATCAAATCAATAATTGTGTTTAAAACATCATCTTGCGAATTATCTTTCAAGCTTAAAAGTGACTTAATACTAGGTAATACTTGACCCGAGCCAGCCATTCAAATCACTCCTAACTAGCAGCACTAATGGTAACAGCTAAACTATTAGTTGCATCTCCAGCGACAAATGTAATTGTTGCTGAACCAGCTTTAACGAGGTTTACTGTAAAACCACCATCGCTATTTTTAGCAACCGTAGCAATTGATGTATCACTAGATGTTGCTGTTATATCTCCCGAAGCGCCCTCTGGTGTCAAAGTTGCGGTCACTGACTTAGTAGTGCCAGCGGTACCGCTCATTGTCTTTTGACTTAATGTGATACCGTCAGGCGTTACTATTTTGACCCCAATGTTCCTTTAAGGACACCATTTTCAACTTCAGCAAACAGATTAATGCCCTGGTAGATAACTGATTCGTTACTCAAGTTTTCAATCGTATCATCTTGGACTAACGCGATTAAACCAGTCTCGTCAGTAGTTACCGTTTTGTTCTGGAACAGTTTGCTTGATTCACCATTGACATCAATGTACTGGAGATTGATGTTATCTTTAACAGTTGCATAGAAAGTTCCAGCTGGAACACTAGCATTTAAAATAACATCAAAATTACCACCCAAGAAGCCTTTCAACAAGGTAAGTCCAAATGCTACACCCTGGCCGTTCTGAATAGCCGCTGTTCCTAAGTAATTGCCAGCATCGACAGGGTTAATGAACATAATAATCTGTGGTGTATCAGTATCAAACTCACTTAACAACTTGCCATAGACTTTGCCGTAAGCGTCTTGTAAATCTCCGACAGTACCCAAATCGTTGGGAGCGGTACCCAAGTAATTAAAGAACTTAGCACGAATATCTTTTTGGATATCCTGAAGCATCTGTTGCTGAGTTTTTTCGACAGCCAAGTCATAGCCGTATTTTTGAACAGCTTCAATAGTTGTTCCCATACGGTACTTACTGAATCCAACGGTGTAAGTGTTAGCTACTTCACGTGTGATTTTAGTCAACGGAATAGTTTCGCCCTCACCGATTGAGGCAGGATCAACATCTTTGTCTTGTGCGTCTTTTGGTTTAGTAATACTAAACTTGTAAGTTTGAATCTGATTACCTTGCTTCATAGGCTGCAAGCGAGTAACGCCTAACGCTTCCTGTAACTTTTTAACGGAATAACCAAACTGATTGACGAAATCAATTGCATTGACTGTACCTAAACTATTTTTATCAATTAAATTTGCATCTGCCATTTATAAAACTTCCTTTCTTTATTTAAAAAGCTGAATATTATCAGCAATAGCTTTCTTACGTTTAAACGAATCCTTAATTGCTAAGATTTCCTCTTTTGTCATTGTTTTGATAGATTTACCAGATTCGGTTGGAGTATCACCTTTTAACAACTCGGTTTTAACAGCTTCACGTACTCGGTCAGCAAAACTAATTAACTGATTGACATTAGCTTGAGTTGATTCAGCATCACTGGTAACTACCAAGTCAAGTTCATCATCAGTTACATTTAAACCAGCTTCACTCATCATTGAACGAGCTTGCTTCGTCATTTCAAACTTAGCAAGTTTAGCTTCTGCCGCTTCAGCACGTTCAGTCTGTTTCTGAAGTTGATATTCTTTTTTCTGGTCAGCGTTCATCTTAGCTAACTTTGCAGCTTCATCTTTAGCGGCTTTAATCTTAACTTCCTGGGCTTTGCGTTCACGTTCTAACCGCTCGTTAACCATTTTGTTGACTTCGTCTTGTGTGAACGTTTTTGTCTCTTTTTTTTCAGGTTCAGGCTGTTTCTTTGAATCTTCAGGATTTTGTTTACCATCATCAGGAGCCGGCTCTGGATCAACTGGTTCAGGTTCTGCGAAATACTGTAGATTCATCTTCATTTTGTCATTCATAAAACAATTCCTCCTCGTTTTTAAGACTCGGTGGTCTATCTACTCATAATTGTTCTTTAACGTCCACAATTAAGGAAAAAGGACAAAATAAAAAGCAATCAATTTAATTGACTGCTTCATATGTTTCTTCAACAATTACCGGTTTCTTTTAATATTTCATCTTGACAACCTCCTTTTAAACATCAAATCTTTTATTCTCAAATTTCTTGTAAGCGTCAAAATATAGTTCTTTTTTATCTCCGTTATATGTCAACTCGTAATACATACCGTCTAATAGGGTTGTACTCAACAATGCTTTATTGTTTTGAAGCGTTTTGCATGACCAAACAACGAAAACGTTCGATTCATTAACTGAAACATTATCAGTTTTATCTAAGTGTTCGTTAGCGTATTCAACTACTAGTTCTTTACATTTTTCAATAAACTTTTGATTATCCATTTTTTTAATTCCTACTTTCTTAATCTGGTATTTTACTTGTCAAACTATGAACACAATCTGCTGAAATAATAAAATCTTGACCGTCGTTTATTAAAAATTTTAAATACTGATGTTTCTTAACTCCAGTCATCACAGCAATTGTTTCATCACTCACTAGAACTTCTTTAGACCTAAGAACGGTTGTTGTTTCGTCATTTTAGTTATAAGCCCAATATTGCAATAAATAAGGTTTCATATAATTTTTACCTTTATACACATAGAAACAAACCATTTCTCTGGCAATTTGAATTTACGTAAAAAATACACAACAGCTAAAAGCTTCTTGTGTTTAATTTTAATTTGAACATTTGCACTCATGCTATCACCCCACTTTTGGTTCATCTGCAGCGGCTTTACTGCAGCGGCAATCGGCATGAACAGGAATACCTGGTGCCTTAGTTAATGGATAAAAGCCATCATTTACATTAGCAATATCTTGGCACTGCTCGCAAGCTGTTGGTTCAGCCACCCATTTTACATACTCAATTCCAAACTTCTTAAAACTAGCATTTTGAGCTTCATCTTGAACCCTAGCTGTTTCTGTCCGCATTAGTCGTTCAGTCATGTAAGTTGAGTTTTTAACTTTGCCTGATACTTGCTTTCGTAATCGACTAGCCAACACTTTAGGGTTAACGCCTTGAACCATTGATTGAGTTAAAAGCTTATCTAATTCAGCTTTCAGAGTATCTTGATTGACCCATATTCTTTGTGACCAGGTAGCCCCATGGAAACTAGCATTGGCCACCGATGAAACCTTAGCTAAGATATCATCAATTTTGTGTTTGCTTAAAATACCGGCTTGACGTTTGACCTCGTCAATATAGCTTTGATTCAAGTTTTGATTTAAGCGTTGTTCTTCTTGATTAGTAACTTCAATCATTGCTAATCCAATTTGAGATTTTAAATACTCCAAGCGATTTATTCGCATTGTTGCATTGTATATTCTTAAACGATCATTAGCATATTGACTGAAATCTTTTTCTTTAACCATTTTGGCAGCAGTCTTTTCAAAAGCTTTAATATCAAACTTGCTAATTGCCTTAACAGCTTCGTCCATTCCAAGGTTTTCTTTACCAGCGTATCGAACATAAAACTCTGAAATCTGTTTGTTAATCGTATCAATTAGTTGCTCATAGTGTTTTTGAATCATCTTGGCATAATCAGCATCATTTTTGATATTTGCATCAATCCATTTGCTTTCAACCGCCGAACGTTTTTTCCAGTAATTGCTATTCACTGTCCGTTTCGTCATCTTCTACACCAGATTTCTTCTCATCATCAAAATTGTAATTAGCTGGATTACTATTCACTGCTGATGTAATACCATCTTTTTCTTCATCTTGAATCTTTTGAATTTCTGCTTTTGGATCATCAACAATCGACAAAACTTTAAGCTGAGTCTCTTTTGATACGACACCTTCAAGTGTTTGAGCAGTAGTAGCTTCATTAGCAACGTTTCGTGGCAAGTTTCTAGTAAATTGAAAACTCAATTCATCAGCTGGATTACTTTGAGCATTACCAGTCAATGTGTTAACTACTTTCTTGACTAATGATGTTTTGGCCACGTTGCTAATATTAAATACAATTCGATAAAACTCTCGCAAAGCATTAGTAAATTTGCGTTCTTTATTTGATGCTAACGATCGCATAGCCTGCATTTTAAGCTCAATCGAATAACCACTAGCAGTATCAGCTGAACCGGTAGTATTGACATCATTGAGGTTTGTAACCATGGCTGTTTGAAATAAATATTCAGCTAAACGGTCAAGTAAATTTTCTTGTGTGCCATCTCCAGTTGGACGCTCCAAAAACTTAGCGTCTGCATCTGCTGACGAATTAGCAATCACTCGATTATCTGCCATGTTTTTAATCATATCTGAATCAAACTCGCCACCTTTAAAAAGTAAATATGCATCAGCAATTGCCTCAACATTATTAGCTTTTTGAGATAAAGCACTATTAATTGCATTCATAATTGGTTTAACTGATTCAAACACACTTTGACGTTCTTCGTTTTCAATAAATTCAATAGCCGGTACAGCTTTAAACAAATGTGATGTTGTTCCTGTAATATCAAAATCACTATCAAATGTTCGCTGTTCGTTTGGTGTATAAACTGTTCCGGTTAAGTTGTTATCTTCGTCAACACTGTATCTAATAAAAAACATTGGTCGATGAGCAACCGTATCATCATAGACCATCAAAGAATTCTTAGGTGATGAGATTGCGCAATTAGTATTAGAATTTTCATCTTGATACAACATTAAAAAAGAACGACCGTAAATTGAAGTTTGCTTTGCAATCTCGCTTAATTTATCAAACATTGATGTTCGATTATTAAACGTCTGCAAATCATCATTACTTGAATCATCAGGCAAGCTAATCTTTGGTGGAACACCAATAAAGAATCCATTGAAAATATCAGTAATATATTTTGCAAAGTTAACAAGAATTCGATTATCTGGTTTATTCAGCGGTTTATCTTCCTGGTCTAAAATTGGATAATGACCTTTGTACATACCAATATTTTCATCATAGTTCTTCAATAAGACTTGCTGATTATACTTAACAAATCCTTGAATATCATCACTATCAATATCTTCACCAACTGGAAATAGAAACATATCATTCTCACTAATTGAACCTTTACCATTTACTTTAGCCATTACTTCACCACCTTTAAATTGTTATATTAATCGTCTTGAACTTCGGTCTTGCTTGACCGTTTACTTCTTCAACCGCATACCTAATCGCATCCCAACAGTGATTATATGAATCGACTGGTTTATTAATATACTCTCCTGTCTTTTTATCTTTCTGATAAGTGTAGTTTTCAATTTCTTCAATCGTTTTAACACAACGATCATCAATAATAATTTCAAATTGTTGTAAAAATGAAATCCCTTGAATAATTGAATCTGGACCTTTTGTTGCTGGTCTAATTCGGTTAACTCCATTGCGTTTAATTTCCTCAATTGACTTCTTCTCGGCTGCATCAGCAGTAATAACTTCTTTGGAATATCCTAAGTCTTTAATTACATTTGCAATCTCATTATTGAGCATCCCTTTTTTTACATATTCTTCAAGAACATAAAGCTTTAAATTCTTTAAATCAACTTTAACGTGAATAAATACTGATGGATCATTAACAAACCCAAAATCAAGTCCAAATAAACTAGTGATATCTTGCAGTTGATCTGCGTGTAATCGTTGAGTTTTAAAAACAGGGAATACTAATTTATCTAACGTTGCAAATTTTCCAAGCGTATAAATCTTGTAATAAGCTGGATTAGTTACTTTCAGGCGTTCAATAGTTTCGATGTTATCTTTATCTAAGAATCGATTATCCTTATAAGTTGAATGATGAATCTTAACTCGTTGCGGGTCCGGATGAGCATCTTCACTAAACCATTGTTTGTAAGTCCAATTAAGCTTTGATACCGGGTTAAACATTGCAAACAATTGTCGTTTCTTATGTTTCGGTTCACGAAGTCGCAAAGTAAGCTGCGTGTAATCATCAATCGTAAATTCAGATGCTTCTTCCATCACCACATCAGATAAGCCTTTAATAGACTTAATTTTTTCAGGATCATCCATTCCTTTGAACAAAAAAACCGAGCCATTCGGTAATTCAATGGTCCGGTCTGATTTATTCACTTTGCACAATGCTAATATTTTCCAAGTGGCTAAACAATCAAGCACGTCAGCAAATATTGATTCTTTAATTGTTCGGTCAACTTTTCGTAACCAAAGTACTTTTCTGGGATATTTCCAAGGCTGCAATGATTTTAAAACAACCTTTTGAACTACACCATGAGATTTACCGCTTGATGCTCCTCCGTACCAAACTTCAATGAATCGACTATAATCAAATAGATTCTCATAAACTTGTTTATTGAATACTCGATTGGGCTTAGGAAAGTTAAGTTTAATTGTCGGCATCATAATCACCTATTCCAATATCAATTGTTAAATTACCATTGATTTCTTTCTTATCAGTCCAAGCACCATAGCGTTTACCAATTAATTCAGCAGCTTTAATCCTATCTTTAGCTGATACTTCCACATCTTCATAAATACCTTTAGCCGTTGCTACTGATTCAGTTTGCTTGCCACGCATAACTGAACTAAGATATTCCATGACCTCTTTTGTGTCAGCAATTCTAGCATCCTTGATTTTTTTCAAATTTTCTTCAATATAAGCCTTAACCTTATCATCTCTTAGCAACCGGACTGCATTAGCAGCGGCTACAGAATCTTTTTTGACACTTGGATAAGCCACTTTATAAGCCCGAGTGCCATTAAGATCAATAATATATTCATCAGCAAATCTCTTTCTTTTTTCAGTTAACTTACCCAAAATATCACCTCCTAAAAATTCAACTTTTTTTTGGCGCTGGACTAATTTGATCGCAAACAGGACATTGATAAACATCTCTGTCATACAGTGTTCCTTTGTTACAAACAATTAATTTTTTATCTTTTCCCCAACACTTTGGGCAATAAAGATAATCCTTATCTGGAAGTTTCCAAAAACTACCAACTTTTATTAAACGGCTTTCCGTTATTTTTTCATTTTTTATTTTTTCATTTTCTAGCCTTAATTCCCTATTTTCATCTTGTAATTCATACAAGTAGCCTTGGATGTCTAATAATTTACTTTTAAGTTGCAAATCATTAGCTCCTTCTGCCAAATTCTTAGCATCAGTCATTAATTGTTTTATGTCTTGATATACCACTTTTTATCCCTCCACAATAATTTATTTTATCTTATAAATTATACAACAGAATCAGCAACCACTGCTGATTACTTAAAAATAGTTATTATGGGATCCAAGTCTCAATTTTCTGACAATATAAAAAAGAACACCTACAAAATAAGTGTTCTCTTCGTAACATCTTTTCATCATAAGTATCTCACATTAAAATACAGCAATTCAATGACATCTAGATGTCACTATTCTGACAGTTTTTCGCATTGAATAGATTTAATTCCATCGACATATAATCTAGTTACATGGCGTTCAGAATAATTTAAGACTTGGGATATTTTCAATAGATTCATTCTACTTAAAAAATATAAATCCAACACTCTAGCTTCATTATCATTTTCTAGATTGTCCAAAGCATCTTCAATTTCTGTTCGTAACTTTCTAGCATCTTTTAAAAAGTTATTAATCCGTTCTTCAATTTCTTTTTTCTGGATTAATAAATCATCAAGGGTAATTTTAATCGAACTACTTGGTTCAGATTTCAAAGCTGGACTTTGGATCGAATTAATTTTTGAATCAAGTCGATATAATTTTTCTTCCCAACGGTCAACCTTATTCATGATTATTCTGTATTTTATTAAATATCCTTTATTCATTCGAAATACATCATCATTGCTTGTCAAAATCTCACCTCACTCGAAATATAACAAAATAACAAAAACTTTTCTAACTCCTATATATATTTAATTTACCCTCTAACATAACTACTTTATACTCACCTACTATATATTACTTATAAATAAAGAAAATATATAGAGATTGTGTTATGAAGTTCTGTTATCCCCGGTAAATCAACGTTTTTCTATAACAAAATCTATAACAAAATCATAACAAAATAACAGAATCGTCTTTTTTATAACAAAAAGTTATCTAGACCAATATTGCTGATTTTTTTAAAATAACAAAATCTAAATAACAAAAACGAGATTATGTTATAGATTCTGTTATACTTTTTGTTATGAACATTTTTAAATAAACTATTTAATAATATTAATAAAACGAATTTTTATTAGTTAATATTCATTTTCCGATAAACTTTAAACTGACCTAAAGGCTTTTTCATATACAAAGCTTCTCTAATTGTACTAGCAGCATATCCAGTTTTTTCAACAGCTTCATCAATATTTGCATATTCGATAGTACGACCGTCTACACCGTTTTCAAATATCAATTTCTTTCTATCGATCATTAATTGCTGATAAAGTTTAGCGAACTGTGGCTGACGCAAAACATCGTAGATGGTGTGTTTATCAACACCTAATTTTTCAGAAGCAGTAGTTACACTAAAATTACCTACTCGTAAATGGTAACGAACATAATTTACTAATTTTTTGTGACGATCCTTTTTGCCTTGGATAGCTGCTTGCTGATGATCCAACTCGTGTTGTTTCATGCGACGGTGTTTCTTTTTAATTACTGAACGTTTCTTATTTCGCTTACTCATCGTTGCTTCACCTCTTGTCCAGATAAACAATCCAACCGCATAAGATCATAAAAGCAATTAAACATATTGATACCCACATACTACTCATCCCCTAGCTTTCTGCCACAGAATTGGCAAAAGTTTACATAAATTAAAACGTCTCCACACAAGTTGCTGTGTTTGCGCAATTCATTGCAGTATTCTAGTTTTGACCACTCTCTTCCGCTTAAAGGCGCATGACAGAACCCACATTTCATCTGTTCCTCGGTTGGTGCAGCTAAAATTTGTCGAACTTCCTGTTGTGTATACGTTACGTCTGTTGCTTGAAAAATCTGTAACTGGTCGTAATATCCGTTAAGCTCTCCGAGATTAGCCAGCAGGTCTGATCTAGTTTTCATTTTTCAACCCCCACCTCGTCAATAATCTTTAGCTCAACAAAATCTTTCCTAAGAAAAGAAATTGTTTGGTCGTTTATTGTGATATAAAGTATTTTATTTCTACGAGAAAAAATATTTCCTTTTATATAAGCCTTTATCGCATCAATGCCTCTTAAAAAATCATCGTCCTTTTGAAACCAGGGGGATTCAAACGTTTCTCTAACCGTTTTTATAATTATTTTTGCATTATTCATTTTCCAACTCCCACTTTGGAACCAATTTAATAACATCGTAAATAAATGTTTCACAACGTGTCTTGTTAAACCTGTAGCATACTTTTTCTGACCCACAAGGCTTATCAATAACTAGCTGGGTACTCCTCAGTCCCCTCATTATAGCTAAGCCACCTTCGCTATCAAACCTTTTGTCATAATAAGCATAGTAATCTGATGAATCTGACCAAGCTGGTTTGGGAGTGAAGTCCTTCCAAATTTTTTTTGCTGCCATGTAAAGGAACTTCAAGATGTCTATATTTTCTAAATCGAAATCTAACCTTTCCTCACTTCCAGAATTTAAAAGCTCAATGTTTGTCCTATTTATTGATACAGTTATTTGTTTCCCATATTTATCAGTGAATATCATGTGCAATTTCCTCCTTGCATTTTTCTAAGTCGATTGCTTTAAATTTCGGCAATTTCTGTAATTTGTCTATTTCTGATTGAGTGAACTGACTGGCATTAGGCTTATATACGATGCGGAAATTATCATATTCATCTTGCTCTAAATAATACTCACCTAAAATTTTGATGTAGTATTTTTTCTCTTTCACAACCTCAATAAGCGATGGGTTGCGAAGACTATTTAATAAGTCCATCTGCTTGTCAAAAGAACCAGCGACACGTGCGTTTAATTCTGGATAGTTGTTAGACTCAACTAAGAAACGTATAGCTTGGTAGGCACTACTTGAATAGCTTAAAAATAGTTTTTTATATAGCTCATCAAATTCCTTTTTCTCTGCTTCACTGAACCTAATTTTCTCCGGCTTAGTAAATTTAGACAGCTTGCCTAAAATCTGCCTGCTAATGATGATAGTGTTTGAGCTAGCATTTAATTCAGCTGCCTGTTCATCATCAATTTTCAAAACTAATTTGTCGCCAGCTTTCAGTGTCATTTACGATTCCTCCAATTTTCAGCTATTAACCAAATCACAATTCCATAAAACATCGCTTCTAATACCTCGAAGAATAAATTAACTATATTCATTTTAAAAAGCTCCAATACGATCGTCGTTTTCGGCTAGTTTCTCGAATTCAATTAATCTGCCAAGATAAACCTGTGCTTTTTTCAAATCTTCAATACCATTCTTTTCAGCATATCTCGTTACGTATTTAGTAATGTTGCCTTTATAAAAACCAATGGTTTCTTGACGTGTCATTAATCCACTTTCAAAACGATCAAATAAATCCTTTCCATCGTCACCAGCGTAATATGTTGGTTTCGTAATACTTTCATCATTCATTAAATCAGTCACCTCGATGTAAGTTTTTGGATTTTCGTTGATTAGTCCTGATGTTAAATACAGTAAATAATTTCCGTAGCTCGCCCTACGAGTTTCATCATCTACTCTAATCATTGTGTTACTACCACAGTCACTCCAAATATTTTGGAAAGGCCATGTGTAGTATTTTCTTTTTAATCTTTCAAGTAACCAACGATAGCTATCATAGGTTCGGCAAAGATAATATTTATTCAAAACGCCCACCTCTTAACTCTAACTGGTGATCGTTTAGCTACTTTCTGATGTTGACTTTCTTGTAAATTAAAATGATTATGGTGATATTTCGGATTGTACTTAATTGGTTTCATCCCAACACTTATTTTATGAACTATGCAATGACTGAAATCAGCTAAATCTTCTATACACAACGTATTATCGTAAACATTAATCACTTTGCTTTTCTTATGAGTTTTGCCGTGTATGTCCATGACATTGGTTAAAATACTGCCTTTTTCGATACGCATTGAATCACTCCTTCAAAAACACTAACCATCTTGTTTTGCTACGCCTATCCCCAAAAATAGGTCTGGCCGCAATAGCTTTTAGCATTTCAGTGGTCTTAATCTGGTCTTCGTTCCATTTCATGATTAACACACCATTTTGCTTTAAAACCCTTCGACACTCATCAAAACCTCTTAGCAATGTTGTTTGCCACGTATTAGGCAACACTCCGTATTTTTTGGCCAACCATGATGTTTTACCCGCATAAATTAGGTGCGGTGGATCAAAAACGACTAAATCAAAAGTATTGTCCTCAAAGTCCATATCTCTAAAATCTCCTTGGACATCTGGATTAACGTCGATAATGTGTCCGTCAGCTAATTGCTCATAACTTTTTCGCATATCCATGTAGGTTGTGTGTGGCTCTTGCTTGTAATACCAAAACATTCTTGAACCACAACAAGCATCTAGAATTTTCATTTCATTTCCTCCAAATAATTGTGTTTAAAAAGTTGTTCAATATCTTCTAAAGATCCAGCACCCGCGGTGTCACCATCAAAATTGCCTTCTGAGAAATCTTTATCATCTATAACTGATACTGGATTTGAATTTTTTTCACACACTACTTGAACAATTTGATTGTTTCCAATGAGTAAAAATCCCCCCTTAACCATGCTCATTGCGCCTTCACCTGTATATTTTGTAAAGTAACAATATCCTTCTTCATCCACCTGTTTATAAATTTTTCCTAATTTTAGTTTCATTTTTATATTCCTTCCGTTTTGGATAGACAATAGGCACAGTTACAGAGCAACAACAAAGTATCGCTTACCATCACTATGCTGTTTCTGACGTCTTTCTAAATCAAATTTATCAATCAATTCTCGGTTAAATATCTTTTTACCAGTTACGTTATTAGCTTTAATTCCTGATTGTTTACACCAATCTGCAAAATCTGAATATAAATCTGAACTTGGTGTTTCTAAAACTTGCTCTAACGTAATCTCTTGGTCTGCTACCCAACTTAATGTTGTTGAGTTATCCGTTCTATACTGATTCATGACTTCTAACACTCGTTGAGGTTGAGTGAACTCACCTTTAGTCATTAATCGCTGAATACCTTTTAAAGCGATATTTAAAAGATAACTCATAGCATTGTCTGTAGTAATCTTATCTTCAATATTTGGATCATAATCTTCATCTTCAGCACTAAACTCAGCATCGAATGGAATAAACATTAATCTGCTATAAAACCCTTCTGTTTTATCATAAGAACGCGGAATTTCATTAGCTGAAAAAATCATTTTCGCATATGGTTCTAGTTCAAATGGTCGCTCGCCTTTTCGTTCAACCGTAATTGAGTTACCAGTAAATAGCTTTTTAATTGTTCCAGTTTTTTTAAGTGAGATGTTGTTAATATCATCACCGATATTAGCTAATTTATGTTCTAATTCAGCAATTTTGAATCTATCCGCTAATTCATCTAATCCAATACTTGAGTAGTTTCTCTTACCTAAAAAGTTCTTAATCATATCTAAGATAGTTGATTTTCCATTATGACCACCGCCGACAAACATAAAACCTTTCCGATACCTGGTATTTTTAATGAAACAATATCCAAGCATTTCCTCGAATAAATTTCTAATTTCTTGGTCGTTTACAAAGACTTTATCAAGCATATGATCAACATCAGAATTATAAGCTTCAGGATCATAAATCACTGGGATTCGATCAAATTCAGTTTGCTTGTAATCAAAATCAAGCTTTTCACCAGTCCTAACATCTAATCGTGTATTTTTTAAATTTATGATATACGGATTCAACTTAATATCTGCTGGATTCTTATGGGTTTCAATTCTGATGTAGGCTAGAACTTCATTTCTTTGGGTCTGTTTGATACCAGGAAACATTTCAATCATCTTACGTTCAATGATTCGGTCATCTTGCTGATAAAAACCATCATCATAAACATAAAGTTGATTATTGACTGTTAAAATATGATATTGTTTGATTAATTCATTGCCAAAAACGTTATGCTTAAACCCACTAATTTTCTTAGAAGTCATTTTTTTGACTTCCTTTTCAGGTTTAAATGATTCATCACGCAAAATCTGACTTAACTCATGCTCACCAAGTGGATCATCAAAAACAAAATCATTAATTACTTGAATAGTATCTTTGATTTCATCTTTTTTAAATCCTTGCCCCTGTAGATAGACAATGTAACTAAATAGTTGTTGATTCCGACCATCACCATTTGACATTTCTTTAAAATTAAATTTGTCAGCAGGTGTTGAAACTGGTCTTAGAAAAACCGGTACTTCGTCTAAGTCTTTTAGGCTGACTTTATTAACAACTGGACGTTTGGTTCCATTTTTCTTTAAAACAACATATGATCGCTTATCGCCATTAACACCTGAACGGCAGTCAGAATATAAACCACAAGCAAGCCTAGCTTTAACGAAGTTCTTGAACTGAATACTGGATTTAAACCAGAAATGATAACCTCGTTTAGTTTTATAGACCCTGCTTTTCAACTTTAGTTCTTTAACAATGTTAAACATAATTTCAGCATCGTCAGTCGTGTCAAAGTCAAGCACAATATAACCTTTAGGTACGACTACTGCATAATTATCAAAGTCTTTAACTTCTTGGACTGTCTTAGTTTGACTAGGGTCTTTGAATTTATGAATTGGTTGCTTATTATCATTTAAAATAATAAATTCCAAAATTCTAACCCCCTAACTTACGTATTATTTCTGTAAACTCTGAAAAACTCCTAGGTGTAAATTGCTTACCACCGCTGCGTTCAATTCGTTTTTTATGAATCACTTGATCAGGTTGCATTTGATTATTGCCAACTTTTAATTCAAAAGCTACAAACTGACCATTCAAACATATAAGAATATCAGGAGTGCCTTTTGCGGCACGTCCTGAACCATAAACATTAACAGCATATATCTGATGTTGTTTCAGATACTTCATGCATTTTGTCTGTAAAACTGCTTCTTTTCCCATTAAAGATCATCCAAGGCGTCCAAATCATCTTCCACATCATCATTTTGGCTTGGTGCTGCATTTTCTTCATCATCAGTACTATCAAAACCATCTGCTGACTTCATATTATTCAGGCGAACATTAACAAATGGTTTACCAGTTTTATCGCTAACAGTGTCAGATTCAACATGTTCAACATCAGCTTGAATATATTTACCTACTAGTTCATCTGTATCAGCTTCGCCAGCGCCCCATTGGTCTAAAATCACACCTACCCAATAGCTCCAAGCTTTTTGAGCGCCCTCATTTAAAGAACCATCAGCTTTTTGAAATTGGAATCTCTCAACATGCTTTTGACCTGATTTAGTAACTAAGTTAATGCTTAACTTTCCAAAGTCCTCATACTTGCTGGTATCGATTGATTCAACTTTCAAAACAACATGGCCCTCTGGTAATAACCCACTGTTTACTTCTACTGTTCCAATTTTCATAATTATTTAACTTCCTTTCTTGTGTCTAAAAGTTCTTGATTTTCATGAATATTGCCAACTTTTTTTGATACGCTAGCCTCTCCTCTTAAATCGAAATACTGACTAGTTTGCTTGCCGTCGAAAATTACTTTAGCTGAAAATGCACAACCTCGAAATTCAACAATACTTCTATATTTTTTATTTTCTAAAATATCCCCTTCAAAGATTTTCTTCTTGCCGCTCTTGTCTTTCAAACCAGTATATTGTTCAATAACCGTGTTATTTTGTGATTTCAAAAATACAACGTTCTTGTCAATTCTCATAAAGCCACTAACCATATATGGAAAAATTCCACCGGCTAGATAATGCTTAAGTTCTTCATCCCATACTCTAAACTCAATTTCTCGCATTTAATCACTCTCTTTCTCTGTTTCCCGTAGCGTAAATGACTGACTAGTCTTCGAATATTTATCAAACAAACCATCTTCTTTGAGCTTTTTAGAATCAACTGAATGTCTTTCAGACTTGGTCATTTTCAAAGTAAAATGCTTGCTTGAAACTTCAGCATATTTAGTATCTTCTTTAAATTGTTCTCTCAAATGCTTTTTAATGATGTCTTTTAATTCGACTTGTCGAGCCAATGCTGGTTGAATCTCTTTCATAAAATCAGCTATTTTAACCTGATTCTCGTCATATTCTTTTAAAACTTTGTCAAAATCTGAATCATCAGCAACTTCTACAGTCTGTAATGCCTTTAATGGTTCAGCATCAACCTTTTCATCGAAATCAGGGCTAATACCAGATTCAACGTACTTTTTCCAAAATTCTTTAGCTGGTTTAATATATTCTTTTTCAAAATTTGGATAATCTTTTGATAAGGAATACTCAAAAATAGCTGTATTTTCAACTGATGGAACAAACTTATCTGGTTCATCATAATTAGCTTTGACTAAGAAACTAGCTGGAATAACAAATTTGTCTAAACCAAGTAAGTAAGTATAAAGCGCAGCTTGCAACTTATAGTATTCGGGTGCACCATCTTTCCAATCCTCTGCTCGTTTGGTTGTTTTAATTTCGATTACAAAGTCTTCGCCTGTTTCATCATCGTGGCCAAGTGCATCCCACATACCACCAAAAATTTTTTTATCATGAAAGAAATCTCCCCAAGTCTTTTTAAAGAAATCTTCTCCGTAAACATCTTCCGGGATAGTTACATTCATGAAAAATCGTTTGTCTAAATATTTTTGAATCTTTGGTTCAATCATTTTGCCGGCGATTGTATAAATTGAATCTTCAAATGGTTGTTCCCAAGTCCGGGTTAATGCACACCAAACTTGAAAAGGACTAGTCCAACGATTTAACCCCAATGCTGCAGCGAATCTAGTTGCGGTCATTTTCTTGAAATTTTTCGGCATTGAATCTAAAACGATATGATTATCTTCAAAATGGTATTTGTTTTTAGTCATTATTCAGCCACCTTATCTCCGATTAAAATTAATAACTTTTCAGCACCTTTTTTACTTAAGCCTTTTTCAATCTTAGATTTAGCTTTGCCAATCCAAGTTTCATATTTATCATCCTTGGACCGCAACTTTTTAAGCCCATTGATCAATGCTTTCTTTTGTGTTTCGTCCATAGCATCTGCTGATTTAGTGATTTCTTTCTTAGCTTCTTTTCGTTCAGTGATGCTTGCTGGTGCCTTACGAGTAGTTTTCTTAGTGACTGTCTTAGTTTTTACCTCTGGTTTATTTTCAACCTTTTCAGCAACACCTGAATCGAATTGATCTTGTTCAATCACATCTAAGAAACTCATGTACAAATACCTACGTTGATACGTTTCAACTGCCCCTAAAGCTTGAATAGCATTCATGCCTTTAGCTATCAAATCAACCATTGGTGATGTGTATTCCACGAAATCGAATACTGATAAACCATTTTCAGTTTTAACCATTGAATCACTGTCGATTACTCGCATTTTGGCAAAATCACCGCTGAAAGTAATCTCATGTGCTAAGTGATATTTAATCATCAATGGCAATGCTACTGGAACAATATCGCCTAATTCGTAATATTTATATTCAGCAAAACGATTAGTTCCAGATTTTTGAACTTTTGCATCTAAAAACTCTTTTCGAACTGCGTTAATCTTTTCATAGATGTTTAACTTTGAAATATCTACTGCTTTGGTTGCAGCTGTTTTTCTAACTACCATTTTCCGACTCCTCTTCTTTTTCTTGCCAATGTAATCTTCAATTCGACTTTTAGCCATCTTGATATAAAATTGAGTATCAATCTGGTCTAACTTAATTTTTCCCTGATTATCAATTAAACAATGTTCGGGCAAACCAGCTATTTTATCTTTTCGACCATTCTTTTTTACTTTGTAAAGCGTTCCTAGATTATCATCTTTAGCGGCATAGACACGATTAACTTTTTGGACTTGTAATTCTTTGTCACTATTGTCTTGAATCGTATAATTATAAGTTGAGCCAGTTTTAGCAATCATTTGAAAGTCAATTACTTCGGAATCTCGTTGAATCGTTTCTTCGGGCGAGATACCATTCATAAAGTAATTAACGACTGCTTTGTGTACTGCTACTAACGATTTATTCTTAAAATTTCCACCTTTAAATAGTGATACATAGCCACCTTTGGTTTTTATTTTATTTTCATCAGGCTCAATGACTAACTTTTTATTGTCTTGATAAACATAGGCTTCGCCCTTTTTCATTACATAATTATTGACATCTTTTTGAGCAATAGCTTTAACGATTGTTCTTTCAAGGCTCATCTTGGTGCGGTGTTCCCATTCGGTTAAAACTTCTTCAATAGCCGATTCATCTTCGTTTTTAAACCTGATTACAAGCCCATCGGTGTTTGACTGAATAAGTTCAAAACTTTCAACTGATTCCAGTTTGTCGATTAAATCTGTTAAGAATAATTGACCGTGGATGCAAACCCCGTTTGCTTGCCGTGGATCAAACAGATCATTGTACTTATTTTTTGATGCCCCATAAGTTGTGTTGAGGACTAACTTTAATGCTCCAGCCGTAGCCGAATCACCTGCATTTTTAGCAGCTATCCGACGTTCGTACACTGATTTAAAACCTGCCGGTGAAGGTGTGTTTCTTGAAATTAAATCATATTGAATCATCAAACTTGGATAGTAACTTGAAACATCAACTATGACCATCTTGTGTTGATTATCAGCTTGCTTAAAGTAATTAGGGATTGCCCCATGAAGACCGCCCCAACCATATACGTGAGGTACTTCAGCTATTTTAGTTTCAAGCTGAGTTCCGTAAACGCCTTTTTCATCTAACTCTTTTAATTGGCGTTTAAGAGATTGTGCCTTTTTCGGTCGTTTTTCAGCCAATAAGCAACCGTTTAAGATAGACTTGGTATAATTAACCGGGTCTTTAAAAAAATCAAGCACACGCTCGTATTTGCCGATTTTAAGATTACTAGGAATTGGATAATTAAACTCATCATCATGACTTTGTTTTTTAGCATCTAAAAACCGTGCTGTTAGTTTTGCATTAGTTAATCCAATTGCTTCATTTGCCGATATGCCTTTTAACTTGCCAACTAAGACTTTTGATTCCAGGTACTTTTTTCGTTGCTGATAAAGTCGACAAGTATTTTCAACATCGGATGTACAGTATTTAATTTCAGTTGCTAATTCATCAGCTGTTAGTTTGCGTTGAATATTAAAATCAACACCTGTTTCCACTATTGACTGATTCAAATTGGCTTCAATGGCTTTCAAACTCAAATTAATTGGTAAATCATCACGTAAATCAAAACTGTTAAATTGCTTTTTATGAAACTGGATAAATGGGAACTCCCAAGGATTCTTGCCTGAAATAATCCAATCATTGTGCTTTTTAACTTCGTGATTATCACCACCGAGTAACATTGTATGGATTATCCAATCATCATAGTGTTTGTTATTAAAACCACCGAAAACGGTATTTTTAGTACTGAACAATGTTTTAACTTTTGCATTATCGTTATGAATGACTGTCAACTTGTTAGATTTAATATCTTTAGCAATAACCAACCAATCATCTTTAAAAACTTCGATATCATAAATTGTTATGTCCAAACTACCACGTCCAAACTGTATAGAAAACTTCGAACGTTATAAAGTAAATTGCTGGAGCTAAGAAAAACAGTGGGCCCCAACTTTTTGGCTCAAATCCAAAATAATCGCAAAACTTAAAATAAACTTTTTTCAATCTTCATCACCTGCAATCTGATTAACTAAATGTTTTAGTTCCTTTGTCACATACCATTCATCTTTGTAAGTGTCGCCTGGCATATTCACTGCAGAGTTATTAGGGATTAAATCTCCTAAATGTCCACAGTCAAAACCAATTCGTACATTGCCATCTTTATTGTTCTTAGTGAATGTAATTCCACCATGAACATCTAAATCTGTATACTTTCCTATGCCCCAACCATTCGCAACATCTCGGTGAAAAGGATTACTCTGAGGAATATCAACATAACCACATAGAAAACCACCGATAGGATTTTTCCAAATATGGCATTTAAAGCCCTTATATTCAAATTCTTTCAACCAATCTTCGTGCATTCATCTCACTTCTTTCTCGCCTTGTAAAACGATTTCTAATAGCTTTCCATATATTCCGTAAACAACTTTTCGTTAAAGTCTTGAAAACTACTCAAAGCCTTATAAATCTGTTCTTCAACTGTTCCTTTAGTAATGAAATGGATATAAGAACATTTATGCTTTTGACCTGTTCGGTGGATTCGGTCCCGACTTTGTTCCAAGGTTGTTGACCTTAAAGTCGGTTCATAATAAATGATTGTATCGGCTGAATATAAATCGATTCCTGCTGATCCACTTTGATACTGAACAATTATCACTTTAATTGATTCATTGCTTTGGAACTGGCGCCAGATTAATTTATTTTTTTGCTGACCGTCCAAAACTACAAATTTAATTTTCTTTTTAGTTAATAATCGTTCAATTTGCTTAATCGAATATTTAAATTCAGCGAAGATAACTAACTTTCTATCAAAGCTTTCTAAGAAATCATCTAGTGCTTGCAGCTTATTAGTTTTAAGTTCAATCAATTTTCCAAGGTTATCAGTCATAAATCCTGAACAAATCTGTCTTAGTTTTAGCAGTCTGCTCAATGGATTTTCTGCTAGAATCTCCATTTTAGCGATTGCCGATGTCTTAGCCATTTCCTTATATAACTTCTTTTCAGCTAATTCAATTGGCAATAACTCATCTGGTAATTTATCCGGTAAATCTAAACACTCATCTTTAGTAACTCGGTAACTATGTTCTTCAATGATATTTTGAAGTTCTGAAACGTGCTTATATGCCGCTGGTCGATAATATTGATTTAATAGACAATACTTATCTTGCCAATCGTAGTAGCTGCCACCAAATATTTTTGAATGAACTCGACCTTTTACCAGTTCAGGTTCTAAAAAAGTAAATTGTGACCAGACATTTTCTAGCTGCCCATTACCAATCGGTGTACCAGTTAAAATGTACCGATATTTGGCTTTAGTTGCTAATTTTAATAAGAACTTAGCTCGTTGTGATGTTCTATTTTTGATAAAATGTGATTCATCTAAAATGATACAACCCCAGTCATGATCAAACGGATTATACTTGTTTTTTACTCGCCACACTTTATCATAATTAACCAATGTTATTGCTTGATTTAATCTGGCACGCTGCTTAAACTCAAATAATTCTGTATCGCGTTCCCATGCTCCCAAGGCTGACTTAGGCGCAACTACCAAACAACTGTTGATCTTCCCTTTTTCTATTAGTTCGTGGACTCTTACCAGTGTTGGTATTGTTTTTCCCGTGCCTTGCTCCATGAATAGCGCAAATGAATCATTTAAGCGTAAATACGTTAATGCTAGTTTCTGATGCTCATATAGCTTTAACATCTTAGTTGCTCCAATAAATCTTCAACATCAGATTTTTTATATCTGATAAAGTGATCTGCTCTGATTTCTGGTAAAGCATAATCATCAACTAACTTTTTAACCGTCTTTTCGGAACATTTGAGAAGCTTTTCGGTTTCAGATTTAGTCAGATACTCATTACCAATACAATGTTCTTCAAGAACTTCTTTAAAAGCTCTATCAGCTAACAATTTAAAATAATCAATCAACTGGTTTTCAAAATTTTGACTAAATAAATTATTCATTAACCTCACTCTCTTTTTTAGAATTTTCTCTTTCTAAAACTTCTTTGAAGATTGCATCCCAAATCTCTTTTTTCTTTTCAAGGCTATTTCTTTTTCCAGCTAATATCATTGAAAGATATTGCGGAGTAAGATTAACCTTTTCGGAAAAACCTTTTGGCGTTTCACCACACAAAATTAAAGCGAATCTAACGCTGTTCCCAAAAATATTTTCCATATGCACCACCTTTTTTTACTTTATTCGGTTAAATAGTAAACAAATCATTGACAAATCTTTCCGTTAAGTATAGATTAATGGTATACAAATATTAATTAAAAACACTATTAAATAAACGTCTGAAATTTATTTAAAAGCTCCGTTCTATCTCTAACGGTTGTTTTTTGCTGTTTATTATTTAACTGTAACTATAATCTACTACCGTTTTAGATAGATGTCAATAGGTTTTGAAAATATTTTTACCGTTTAATATAGTAAATCAAAAAATGAGGTGAATTTATGACAATACTAGACCGTATTAAAAAATTAGCTGATGAACAAAAGATGTCTTTGGTTGAAATTGAAGAAAAATCAGGACTTGCTAAAAATGCAATCTATAAACTTGATCATCAAACCCCTAGAGTTGATAAAATCGATAAAATAGCAAGTACATTGGGCACTTCGGTAGATTATCTATTAGGTCGCACTAACAATCGTTTTGCTTTGGGTAGTATCGATCAAACTGATATTGGTAAACAAGCTGATGCATTGCTCGCTGGATTAGATTTAAATACATCTGTTAACTACTATGGTGAACCAATGACCGATGATCAGAAGCAGCAACTTAAAACAGCTATTTTGTTAGCTCTTGAAATGAATAAGAAAAAAGCAGAAAAGAAAAATAAAGCAGGTGATTAAAGTTTGGACATTGAAGGAGATGTTAAAGAACTGATAAATGAATTTAATACAACTAATCCATATCGGCTTATAAAGTATTTAGACATTGGATTAATTGAGACTATGTTGCCAGCGGAGACTTGGGGAATGACCGTTAGCAGTTTTGGGGCAACCACTATCATGGTTAATTCATTTTTAAATATGAATCAGCAACGTTTTACTCTGGCTCACGAGCTTGGTCACGCAATTGAACACCCTGGGGTTTCAACATCCTTTTTAAGAAATTACGCCAAAGGTGTTCAAATACCAAAGATTGAGGCTGAAGCCAATTATTTTGCTTTTGATTTACTGCTCTACGGATTAAACGAATATGGGGGGTGTTTTAACAAATATGATATTGTCCGTGGTTTAAGCTTATCTGATTCAATGGCTAGATTTATAAAATAAGTTTTGGGGGAATTTACTGTGAAGAAATGGATGAAAGTTTTACTTGGGGTTATTGTTGCTGCTGTAATTTTAATTTTTGCAGGTTCAAAAATTCATGATTGGTACATTTGGCGAGCGCCTTATTATAATTCAACTAAAACCGTTGAACTGCTTTCAGCAAGAACTCAAAAGTTAAACGAAAATCAAGAAGAAGCTTTTTATGACATTGCTCGTGGCGCAATCCAATCTGAAATAAAAGGTATTAAATTCACTAACTTAGATGATTATAGCTTGTATGTTAAAAAAACTGGGCCTAAACATGTTTACTACATTGACTATGTTTGTAAATCCACAGTTTTGGTTAAGATGCGATTTGATACAACAATGAGAGTTAAGCTCGATAGTTCAAGTTTAAAAGGAGAAACCCATTTCACTATTTATAATTTTAAATCTGATTTGAGTAAATTTGAGTAAATTTTAGTGAATATAACAGAATAACAAAATCTTTTTCAATTCTTGTATACACTATATATTTAATAACACTTTCTCTTTATATACTCTATATATTACTTTATATAGAAATAAGTAATAATAGTGTTATTGTGTTATTTTTGTTATGTATCCCTTGGGGCTCTAAGGCTACAGAGATAACAAAATCATAACAGAATAACAAAAAGTGCCTTTTTCAACATGATTGTGTTATTTAGGCTGTCTAGACTTCAAATCTAGATAACAAAAAGATTCTGTTATTTTTGAGTTTTTGTTATACATTCTGTTATAGATTATGTTATTAAAAATTTTAACTAATTAAAAAAGAGGTGGTTTTAAATGTCATTTTTTAAAAAATCCGACGTTGTTGCAAAAGCAAATGTTTCTATTATAAATAATTCAAAAGAAAAAATAATTTGGATTTACAAACATCAAAATGGAAAATATAGTTTTGGAGATGATAAAACACAATATAATTTATTAACCGCTTATTGGAATGGTTTTAATAATCACGATGTCGAAGTAATACCAGGTAAAACAGTAACTAAAAGTAAGCACGGCTTATTACGCGCTGCAACGGGTGGATTAATTGCCGGTGTCCCTGGAGCTATCGTTGGAACAGTTACTAGTAAAAAAGTTTCAATTACTCAAAAGCCAACGACTGTTAATATGGGAGATCCTAAAAATTTATTTCTAATATTTGAAAATGATAAAACCAAAGGAAAAATTCAGCAAGAAATCCAGATTGATTTTAAATTTCAGATTGAACGATTAGAAAAGAAATTTGGATTAAAGACTAAATTTAGTGAATAAAAAACACACTCTCTCCGCCTAAAGTTTGAGTGTGTAGAGTTAGATATTTAAAAGAGTATGCAATAAGCACACGCTCTTTGTGTACTCTATTTTATCATAAATGGAGTGATTAAAATGTTTGAATACAAGAAAAATAAAGCTATCAAAGAAAAAATTTATAAAAATGGAAAAAAGAGTTATTATTTTCAAATTTATCTAGGAAGAGATGCTGCTGGGAAACCAAGAAGAACGACTAAACGTGGTTTTAAAACCCCCTCTTTAGCTGATGCGGCTTATCGAAAAATCCAAATACAAATTGCAAACAGTACTTATAATGTAGCAACAGAAAGTGCTAAAACATTTAAAGAAGAATATTTAGAGTGGTTTGAGAACCAATATCGGAACACCGTTAAATCCAGTACACTCTATAAAACTAAACAAATTTTTGATTGTCATATTTTACCAGATATTGGTGATCAACAGCTTAGCAAAATAACATCAGAATATTTGCAGCCATTCGTCGAAGCATGGTCACTAGCATATAAAAAACCAAATATTGTAGCAAGATATGCGAAACGTGTATTTGACTATGCTTATATCAAAAAGGAAATTATCGCAAACCCTTTTGATCACATCTTGCTCCCGAAGATTCGTTCAAAAAACGCAAATGATTCTCATAACTTTTTGTCGACTGATGAACTAAAAAAGTTTGTCACATATGTCAGGGATAATTCTAGTGTTAATAATCCAGGTAAAATCGAATTCTTTAAGGCAGTGTTTTTTATAACCTTAGCTTATACGGGAATGCGTAAAGGCGAATTACTAGCTTTAACCTGGGAAGATGTTGATTTAGAAAACAAAATGATTGATATTAATAAAACCATTGTTACTAACGAAAATGGGAAGATGGCCCTTCAACCACCTAAATGGGATTCATATCGTAAAATATCGATTAACCAATTAATTTTCGAAATGTTAACCCAATTAAAAACAGTCAACCATTCTAAGCTAGTATTCCCAAATCAAAAGGATAGCTACTTCAATCTCAGCAAACCGAACAACTGGTTAAATTCAATCATTGACATGGGCTCATCAGATTATGCAGCAGCTTTTAAATTAACACATGATCCAAAGTATCAATCATTCATACCTCAAATAACCCCACACGGTTTTCGACATACTCACGCGACCTGGTTATTTGAAAAGAACCCAGGTATCTTACCTAAAACCGTTCAAAAACGTTTAGGGCACAAAAATATCGGTGTTACCTTGAACATCTATACTCACGTTTCATCTAATCAAAATGAATTGTTATCGGAAACTATCAATGATTTATAA